CAAATTCAAGGCCGAATTGAAAGATAACTTTCCATACAAAGTGATTGATGTTGAAGGTGCAGAGGCTGATGATGTTATCGGTACTTTGGTTCCTCTATATGCAGCCCACGAAAAGGTTTTGATTCTTTCTAGTGACGGTGACTTCTTACAATTGCAACGTTATGGTAGCAATGTCAAACAATACAATCCTGCTTTGAAGAAATATTTGAAGTCGGAAGATCCTGCTCGTGAACTAAAAGAGAAGATTATTCGTGGAGATAAAGGTGATGGTATTCCTAACATCTTTTCACCAGGCGATTGCTTTGTCCGTGACCTAAGACAAAAGCCTATCACAAAAGGCATCATGGATAAACTATTGAGTGGACCAAACACAGAATGGTCGGATGAATTAGCAAAGATTGGTTTCTCCCGTAACCAAACACTAATCGACCTGACTTTCATTCCAGAGGACATAAAGACCAAAATTATAAATACGTATGAAGATATTAAACCAGCGTCAAAACAAAAGATGTTGAACTACTTCATGGAACATAAACTGAAAAATCTAATGGATGTGATTGAGGAATTCTAATGAAAAACATGTACGAAATATTTGATGAGTTTGAAAAGGCAAAAAGCAAAAAGGATAGAATGGGCGTAATTGGCCAAAACCTGTCAAAGGTATTGACAGAGGTATTGCATTTGACATTTCATCCACAATATGATTGGTACATAAAAGAACTTCCTGAAAGTTATCAACCAAAAGAGATTCCTGCTGGAATGGGTTATGCTCAATTATCAACGGAACTCCGTAAATTGTATATGTTTAGAAAAGGTGATGCCACAGCTGACAAATTAACGGATAAAAAACGTGCTCAGTTGTTGTGGGAGTTCCTAGAAAACTTGGAACCAAGAGAAGCAGAAGTTGTTATGGGTATTTTCAATAAAGACCTAGGCGTTAAAGGCCTTGATTATAAATTCGTTAAAGAAGCATTCCCTACTCTTATACCATAATGATAAAACGAGAGAAAATTGCAGTCGTTTCTGGCTGCTATGATCCATTATCACCAAGCGAGTTAGCATTCCTAAAAATATGTAAATCCAAGTCCGATTGGCTAGTAGTTGGCCTAAATTCGGACTATGGAGTTCTTATGAAGACCGGAGTGTGTGCATTTAATTACCAAACTCGTAGGAGACTTTTGGATTCAATTGAATGTGTGGATGAAATATTCCAATTCAACGATTCTGATGGTACAGCAATACAATTATTAAAATTAGTAAAAGCGTGTTATCCAAATGCACAGATTTTCTATGTGTCTGAGGAAAACATGGAAGATACACCAGAGACAAAGGTCAAAGGTGTGACATTTGTAACAATGAGGCAGGAGTAATAGAAGTGTCGAAATTTGTAGCTAAGTTCCGTAAAGAACGTGATTCTTTTGAGGATTATAAAACCCAAAAGAAGCAGAAGAGCTTTAAGCAAAACAAAAACTATAAGCATTTCACGGATATGGATTATGCCGGTACGGAAATGGTTAAATTCAATAATAAAAGTAAAAAGCCGTTGTATTAATACAACAGACGCTTGACATACAGTCTGGAACTGTGTATAATAGACATTGTGTTTGGAGATATACAATGCTTATTCATTCCAGAATTCCCAAGTCAAAAAAACGTAAAGTTCCTAAACAGCAACAAGCTGAATATGATGCATGGCTACAATCCATTGAGGATATGAAGCCTAAATCTTTGAGCAAAACCAATATGTTACCAAAAATCAAATCCCCAGTAGTTCAAGGTGTCTATGTCCGTGAAACCAGAAAAATCCAGTCTTTGGATACTGGCGGCGGCGTGGCCACAAAAGCACCACCTAAAGTTTACACCGGATCAATGATGAAAGGCATTGCTACAATGCACAAATCAAATGCCGTGCCGGTTTTTACAGACGAACAAGCAAAAGACATATCTAGCATGAGAAGATAAAATGAAGAATATCAAAACCAACAAATTTGTGATAGAATTGAAACGCCCGGTTTGCCGGACTCCTATCAAACCTGTCCAAATTCATAAAAAAGCGACAAAATACAGTCGTAGAACAAAAAAACACGACATCCAAATGGAAATTAATCATGGACTCTAAAAAAGACGACAAATTTCCTAAAATTGATGAAAAAGTATTACATGAACTCAATCAAGTGATGGCAAAATGGGCGGTAATGTCGCAATTTGAAAAGGATCAGGAAAATTATGACAAACTCAAGCAACAATACGAGTGAAATGTCTTGGCCAACAACAATTGAAAATGCCGAAGACGGTTCCGGCGATGGGATTTTGACATTGCCACCGGAATTGTGTGAAATTAAAGGCTGGACAGAAGGCACAGTCCTACATATAGAGGCCAAAGATGGTTGCTTCTACATTTATGACGAAAAAGACTTGACAGACTCAGAATAATCGTGTATAATTGAGACTTATTCATTAGGATTTACAATGGAACTAATTCAAACCAAGTCACTTCTCGCCAAATTGATGGCTACAGAGAATTTACATATTGAACAACGTAATGTCAGCACAGCATCCTTTGATGTGGAGAACCGAGTGTTGACAATCCCTGTCTTAGATAAAAATTTATCGTCATATACTTACGATTTATTCGTTGGCCATGAAGTCGGTCATGCTCTTTATACTCCTCTTGAAGGCCTAAAGAAGGCTGTAGAACTAAAATTATCAATGTCCGTGATGAATGTGCTAGAAGACTCACGCATTGAACGTAAAATCAAACAAAAATATCCAGGAATTCGTCAGTCCTTCATCAAAGCCTACAAAGAATTGATGGAAAAAAACTTCTTTGGTACTGCTGGCACTGATTTGAACAAGCTAAACTTCATCGACAAAGTAAATTTATACTGTAAAGGCGGTGTTGACCTTGGCCTTGTGTTTACCGATGAAGAAAAATCACTTATAAACGAAGTGGAATCTACAAGTACATATGATGATGTAATTGAATTGTATAAAAAAATTGCGGATCATATGGAAAATGAACCAGACCAACCGCCTCCACGTGGAAATCCTGATGATTTGAAATTTTCTGATGAAGATGACCTAGACGAGGAAGAAGGCCAATCAGGTTCCAATGGTGAATCGGAAGATGGTGAAGATGAAAATGAAAAAAATTCATCTGGTGAAGACGATTCTGATGGTGAAGAAGATGAAGGAGAACCAAATTCTTCAGGCCAAAGTGAATCGGAAGGCTCTGGCGGTGCTGGTGCCGGCAATAAAGGAGTTGATTTTAATAAACCTGCCAAAAAACTAGTATCATGGACAGATGAAACCTTCCGCCGGAACGAATTTAAATTGTTCTCTGATGATAACCGCAAGTTCTATTATGGTAACATTCCAAAAATGGACTTGAGTAAAATCATTATTGACCATAAAATTCTATGGACAAGATATCGTAAAGATGTTGAAGAAAAAAGAAGTTTATGGGCTTTAGAAGAAGGCCTTTTTAGTGGTACGGATGTCAAATCATTCCAAAAACTCCGTGAAGATTCCAAAAAGGTTGTTTCATATCTTGTCAAAGAGTTTGAGCTCAAAAAGAATGCTGAACAATTGAAACGTACATCGATTGCTAAAACCGGCGATTTGAATATGGCCAAGATTTATTCTTACAACTTTAGTGAAGACATCTTCAAAAAGATGGCTGTTGTTCCTAATGGTAAGTCTCACGGCTTGGTGATGTTTATCGATTGGTCTGGATCAATGGGTAATAACATTGCTAATACCATAAAACAATTGCTAAATTTGGTGATGTTCTGTAAGAAAGTAAATATTCCTTTTGAGGTTTATGCTTTCACACAATCATATGATGATTATCAGCAAATTATTGTTCCTAAAAAAGATGATATGCGTATGTCCAACTTTCATTTGATGAATCTACTTTCCAGTAGAATGAATAGTTTGGAATATTCCTATGCAGCCTCTGCATTGGTTGCATATGGTAATAGATTCAACATGAAACCAGATTGGTTTGGTCTTTCTGGTACTCCATTGAATGAGGCGATTGTTGCTGCAATGGAGATTGTTCCTAAGTTCCAAAAAGAGAATAGGTTACAGGTTGTAAATACAGTTTTTCTAACCGATGGTGACGGCCACAAAGACACCAACATTTATGATGCCACTGGTCGTGAAATACCTATCGACAATAGAAGAGGTGCAATTATTGTCATCCGTGATCCTGTTTCAAAGCATGAAGTGAATCTAAATTATAATTGCTGGGCTCGTGAGTTGACTGCATGTTACATCCAACTATTGAAGGCAAGAACGAACACCAACATCGTTGGTTTCTATATCCTTAACAACAGAGAATTTTCTGGTCAGATATCTCATTTCATAGACAAAGAATTTCCACATGATGATCCAAAAAGACATTCAAAGATGAATCATAGGATTGAATCTATGAAGAATGAATTCCGTAAAAAGAAATACCAAGTTGTCACCAATGCAGGTTATGATGAGTATTATTTGTTACGGGCTGAAGGCCTAGATACAGATGATGATACTGAATTTGAAGTCAAAGAGAATGCTACAACCCGTGGCTTTGTCTCTGCATTTAGTAAGTTTCAAAACAACCGTAAAGCGAACCGAGTCGTTCTAGGCCGGTTCATTGATATGATTACATAAGGAGTTATTATGTTAGAAGAGATTGTAAGATATAAGCATTACACCCGTGAAAGTGTGGTGACCAAGAATGCAATGAATGTGTATACTGTGAGTTTCTATAAAGACAATGCATTTGCATATTCATCATCGTCCTATAGTGCAGAAGAGGCCAAGCGCCTTGCAGAATCATATGTATACATTGGTAATGCACCTACACTATTGAACGAAAATGCGTAATGTACTAATTACTGGTGACTCTGGCTATATTGGCGAACACCTGAAAAAGATGTTGGTCCATAATGTCAATGATATTGTTATCCATGGATTTGACATTGCTAATAATACTGGAGATGTAAGAGAAGAATCATCCTTTGCTTCAATCAAAAGTATTAAATTTGATGCAGTCGTCCATTTGGCTGCATTGGTCCGTGTCGGTGAATCTGTGGAGAAATCCCAGGAATACTATTTAACAAATGTGATTGGAACATCTAATGTACTCAACAACGTGGATTTTAGCAATTTTATTTTCGCTTCTACTGGTGCTGCTGTCGACCATGTTAGCCCTTATGGTTATTCCAAATTCGCCGCCGAAAAGATTGTACGGTCTATCTCAGAAGGTCGTGGAACAGACTACACCATTTTTAGATTCTATAATGTGCTTGGTGAGGATGGATTTCCTCCTACTAATCCTGATGGACTATTCTATAATCTCAAGCGTGCGATGACCACCAAGACCATTGATATCTATGGTAGTGATTACAATACTAAGGATGGTACCTGTGTAAGAGAATATGTCCATGTGAATGACATCTGCCGTGCCATCATCCGTGCTATTGATAGACCTGCTAATGGTATTGAGAACCTAGCCTATGGCGATACGAGAACCGTAAAAGAAGTTGTGGAGACATTTATGCAGGTAAATGCCTTGAATTGTGATGTTCGATATCTGCCAAGGCGACAAGGTGATTTAGAATCATCCTACCTAAAAGAACCATCGGCCTATATGGAACGCCACTATTCTTATGAAGAGATGCTTAGAAATTAGCGACTTTGGTGCCTCTAGTATACTGGTTGATCCAGTATTCTACTTCTGCATTAGTCTTTACATTCTTTGACAACAAGTATTCTTCCAAATTAGATTTGTAATTGAAACTTAATAGACCTTTGAGAAACTTAACCATTTGAAACCCCTATATTAGTATTGAACATATTAGTATTTATACTTAGAAAGAAATTGAAATGAACCTTCGTCCTTTATCTACCAAAATCGTGATTGAATTAATTGAAAAAGATACCGTCTCCGCTGGTGGTATTATCCTAACCAAGGCTGATGCATCAGAAGCCTCCCGTGCCACCGTTCTTGCCATTGGTCCAGACGTAGTAGATGTACAGGTAAGAGATATCATCCTTCCTAATTGGAAGACCGCTAAAAAGACTTCTGAAGGCATATACATTGTCCAAGAAGATGATGTTGTCCTAGTATTTGAAGACTAATTGGTTTTACCAGCGATTCCGAAGCATGTCCATATCCTTCAATTTACCCGATTTATTATCCTGCGAAGATGTAAACCATAGTAAGCCTTTGTCTATTCAAGGTGAAATGTTGCTTGCTGAATGGTCTTGTACGAATTATATACTAAAAGACCAGAGGTTTGTGAATGGTGAAGATGAAATAAAACGCATCTTGGCCACACACCTCGCTGAACAGATACTAAAACGTAGGCTGGCAGAATTCACAAAGCGCCATGAAGTCCATACTAATACTCATTATTTTCGTGCTCGATGCTATATGTTACCAGATGAACAAGTCAGGATATTGAGAAACCTTGAGGCATAATGAAATAATTATGAAATACTTATGAAATACTTCCTGAATGATAAACCAATAGAAGAGGCAGAATACCTTGCAGCCATGAAAGAGCATGACGAATGGATTAAAGAGGAAGAAAAGAGGTTGGAGGCTCTGCGGATCCAAGAAAAAAAATTAGATGGCAAAAAAACAGTGGCCAGAAAAAATCCACAGAAAATAAAATAGAAGAAAAAAGAGTTTCGCCATGGAGGGCTTTTTTTCTCTAATGCACCGCCAATAAAAACGCCACGCACCGCCAGACACTGCTGCTGGAGACTGCATGGCCATTGTGCTGCCAGAGGGCTTGACAGAGCCCCTGCCGCTGTGTTATACTGGTCGGTTGCGTGGTACTGTATGGATCAGCACATTGGGTACCAGTGGTTTCATTGTGCCGTGGAGGGCCTCTACAATTATTGTCTGGTTATGCCCCAATAACTGGTGGAGCATAACCGACCATGGATTTACTATTATTATCATGCTGTTACCTTTGTGATTACTGCTTTAGAGGGTTTTCTGTTTGCCTTGATGGCCTTTGCACCGACTGGAGCAGGTGCCATTAGTTTGTCGAGTTTAGCTTTTGCCTTTGCGATAGCTGCCACACGGCGAGCTTCTGCTTTCTCAGCACGGACTAATTTGAGCATTGCCTTGTTCTCACGGCGGAGGGCAACGGTCGCAGCAATGGATGCTTTGAGCGCTTTTACTGCCTCACGCTTCTCGGTCAAGGTCAAACCGATAACTGTATCGCAGGGGAAGGTGTAATTGTAATTGGTTGTTGTCATAAAAATCTCCTTTTGTTTAACTGATGGATGGATTGTAACTGAATTGGATGGATTGTCAAGCATTAAAGCAAATTTAAGCGTTGTAATTCAGCAACACGATAGCAAATACGTTGGAATTCCTCTAGGGTTGGTTCTGGTTCAACCTGTGGTCCACCCGCCAAGCGAGAGACCTCAGCAAGGAATTCGGCCTTGTCCACAGGGTACAAAATGTGGTTATAACCAGCCAAATACTGGTGAGCTAATTCGGTGTAAAGTACATTAGAAGCGGTTTGGTTTAACATTTGATTTCCTTTTTGATTTGATGGTTGGATTATACCGAATCTGGTGGGATTGTCAAGACCCTTTTGGAATACTTGACCAATCCGGTATGTTAATCGTCATTTATTGCTGAGCGAACCAAGTCCATGGTCGAGGCCAAGGCCGTGGTGGCTGTGTTGGTACCTGTATCGGCATCCAAAGCAATAGCAGTGGTTCTATACGCTCTCAAAGCGGCCATGAGAATATCCAAGTCCGCATCCCTAAAAGCAATGGTTGTCACAGCATCTCTTAATAACATTTTATTTCCTTTCGTTTATTTGATGGTTGGATTATACCAAATCTGGATGGATTGTCAAGCAATACTTGACCAATCCGTGTGCTTATTCCTCGAAGCAGGCAGTGTAGTCGGAAAACATCACCCGAAAAGCAATGGGATCCATTTTCTTCAGGATGTCACCAGCCCCAAAGCGGAGCCCGAAAATCACAACCTCTGGTTCGGTCTCATTAATCATTTCCAAAAAATCTTGCTCTGACATAATTGCTCCTTTGTTTAATCGATGGATGGATTGTAACCGATACAGTAGCAATTGTCAAGCGCTCTAGGAATACTTGACCGGACTATACTGTTGCTTTTAGGCACCTTGACAGCGGCTCTGCTTTTTGTTATAATGGACCTATTCGAAAGCAGGACTGGGGTGGACGTGGCGGCTGTCTGTTTAAAACAACACTGTGAACCTCTGTTGTTTTTTAGAGACACCATGTAAAGTACACGAAA